CAGGAACCACCATGAAAATCTGTTAGGGGATCTCCTGGAAGTTTTGTCTCTCTTGTTTACATCCATTAATAGGCTGATCGCAGCCCCAATGAACATTATGGCAATATATCCTAGGAACATTCCAGGGGTAAAATTGCCAAGTATAATCTGATAAAAGTCCTCTTTCATGGTTATCCTTCTTTAGTCATTGTACGTTCCAAATATTGTCCAAATTGATTCATAATTGGGTCAGACTTTAGCCCCTTCTCCCACTCATCGAATGGGTTCTTGGCTCCTTGGTCTTCCCCTCCAAATTCCTGGTTTGTAAACTCGTTGCTATCCTGTCCTCCAAACTGGGACATCTGCTTGTGTTGTATCCAGGCTGGATTTAGAATGGTATCCTTTTCAGGATTGAACTTCCTGCCTGAATATTTCTCAAAACCATCCTCAAGCGAAATCAGTCCTGCTCCAATTTTCTTCACATCTTGTTCTAGAATTACCCCTTCATCCTCTAGATCTATACCAGTCCAGTAGAATTCGTAATTAGGGTCAATCTCTGTCACTATATACTTGTTGATTTCTCTGGCTCCAAACTTCAGTAGAGGTTCAAGACCTTTCTCCTTGGAATGTTCAATACGCTCCTTCTGCCCCTGCTGGCCAAACATATCTGACTGGTTCTTAAACCTAAACCCAAGCTCACTAGGGTCCATCCTGTATATAGCACAGGTCAAGAGGAGTAAAAATTCATTAAACAACTGAAACTCCATATCCTTGTTGCTGTGCTGCATATCCTGCCAAGTCACCTTAGCCCCCTCAAAGACTGGAACCTTATGGCTGTTATTCACTCCCGCAACCATACTTCTCCAGGCTTGACGGAAATCTGCCAGCACGTTAGGATTCGCATTCCCCTCTATAGAGAAGAAGCCCTTTGGGTTACTCCCCTGCTTAAAGAAGTTTCCGTTGTACTGCAACCCAAACAGGATCCAGGTAACAATCTCGATCAACGTCTCCATCTCGGAAATCCCATACCCATTAGACAAGATATCTGAGGTCTTGTTCCTCACCCCAAATGACAATTCCCATGGATACCAAACTACTGCATCCTTGGTTACGGGGTGTTGAAGTATTCTATCTCGGTAAACCTGTGCATAAATAGGATAAAAGCCTTTAAATGGAGTGTACTCATTCCTGCCCTGATAATTGGGGTCAATCGTTTCCAGAATCCGTATGGTTCCCGAATCTACATTAGAATGGGATATTACCTCTCCCCTGCGGGTTCTCTCCACCTCAAAACAGGTTTGGTCTAAACTTAAAGAGTCATTGTAGAACATCTTCAGAAAGTCTGGAAAATCTGTATTCTGTGTCCACTTTGTTCCCTGCCCTCCGTTTTCCAAATGGGCAGCAATCTTATCAATCTTAACCTTATCTGAATCTTTGACCTTGACCTTTGTTCTATCCTCAAAACGATTCAGCTTCTTACGGATTGCCCATCCTGGTTTCTGGGGATCATCCGAGTACTGAGAATAGTTCATTATCTGTTCTATCCTAGTGGAGATAATAGAACGGATAACATGCACCTTAGACATATTCCTAAGAATCTGGTAGGTAACACTCTTAGTGGAAGCCTTAAATCCTAACCCATTATAGAATTCATGCTCTGGTGAGTATAAAAATGCCTTAATCTGAGCCTCCTTCTGGGTCTCAGTTATAGATTGCTGGTAAGTGTAGGCTTTTATTACGTCTTCAGCATTGGAGGAGGTGGCCATTTTCTCCATAGCCAGCATCTTCTCCACCTGCAGCTTCTGAATTTTATCGTCCAATCCCGTAAGATCTCTAGTAGAGAACAGGGGATTTTCTATGTTTCTACGCTTCATGGCTTCTTATATATTCTAGTGCCCTATTCACCTTACGGCAGGTATGGCATTTTCCACAAACTTCTCCCTCTCTTGGCCTTCGACAATACCAAGTCTTTTCAAATAGCTCTTTAGGCATCTCCTGTATCATCTCCCGTTTACTGAGCAGCCCTCCATCCGGACTCCTATAGAAATGATACTGTAATTCTCTTCCTGCTAACAGTTCATAAACCTGATTTACTTTCCAGTAACGATGATTATGGTCATATGTTTCTATTGTGCCACCCCCCTTTAAGTGAACGTCCAAAGCGGATGTCTCCTCTTTACAATAGGGTAGGAGTAAGGTTTTGGCACTTGGATTCAGTTTAAGTGCAACCCCTGTGTTTGCGCTTAAGAGCTCAATATCCAGAATCTTACCCTGTAAAGTGCCCCTCTGTATTCCTGTTTCAACATACCTAAAGTTATTTAACCCAACTGACCTGAAATAGTTTAAAACATTGTCGCAAGCATTTTTTTCCTGAGTAAGTCTTCTCTTTAAAAAGAGGCAGTGGTGCACAACAATAGTTTCTTCTGGGTGCTCCCTTAACCACCTCCATAAGTAATAGGTTGAATCAACCCCTCCGCTAAGATTAACAAATGCTGTTATCATACCTCATATATTGATTTCTCACTAAAAAATCTGCTCATCTCTGCCTTAAATCTTGGGTCTCGTTCAACCTTATCATCGCTACTCATGAAAGGGTAATCATTCCTCTTAAATCGGGTTAAAAAGGATGTTATCGACCTTGTCTTCACATCATGGGAAACAATTGCCTCTAACTTATAATGATTTCCATACAACGTCTTATACACATAAGAACCATTGATATCGTAAACTTCATATAAAGATAAAAACTTTTTAGTATTTATCACCATGGGACTATGGACAGAATCAAAACACTTAAATTCATGGGCAGGAAATAACGCCCGTGTCCTTGCCAAGGCTTTACCATGAACACTATTCCCCCGCTTATCCTTATTTCTTACATAATAAGGGATAGTATTTACAGGATGCATTATGTAAAAATCATCATTCATAAATATGAAATCTTCACTAAGCCTTGGGTCTTGACAAGCCAACTTAATCTGACTCCAGGAATCCAGTATCCTCCCCTTACCAAACATATAGGGGATATGGAATACATTCTTAACCCAACTAGGCAGATCCCCTACAATAAATACATTACCGTGGGGGACATTACTTAGGCTCCTTAGGGAGAATCGAAGGGCGTCTTCATTCTTCTTCTTGTATATATAGACTACATCATGCATTCAAGAATCTTATCTAATGTTTCCCAGTTTTTCATCCCCAGTTTACAAATCCTGGCATTATCTACATCAAACTTCTTCACATCCCCTGGAAGCCAATTCTGATACTCAACCTGCATATTGGGATAGAATTTTCTTAACCCCTCTACCATATCGTTTAAGGTATAAAGGTGTCCACTAGCCACATTATAAATACCATCTCCCTTCTCCATTGCTAAAATATTGGCTTTCACCACATCCTTAACATAGGTAAAGGAACGCTCCTGTGTCCCATCCCCATACACTATAATTGGTAACCCTTGTTCCAATCTTCTCATCCAAATAGCCAAAACTCCTCCTCGATCGTCACTGCTCTCCTGCCTGTCCCCTATAACATGGAAATACCTAAGAATCTTAGCATTGGCAATAAACCTTGAGTATTTCTCTCCTGCCAGCTTAGAGATACCATAATAGGAAACGGGATTAGTTGGGTGCTCTTCGTCCTGACAACGAACTGCTTCCCCATACACACTTCCTGTAGAGGCATGAACCATAGGAATATCCAAATCTCTGCAAATGGTTGCCATATTAAATGCCCCCGCCACATTCACCTCTAAGTCTCTTTTAGGGTTATTCAGGCAAATATTCTTCTTACTTGCTGCTTGATGGAACAGTCCATCAGGGGTCAGGGATTTAATCAAATCCTTGGTGTACTCCATCGTAACATCTCCCTCCAAAGGAATTACATCAAGCCCCTTCAGGTTCCTTTTGTACCCCGCCGAGTAATCATCGATGGAGTAAACTTTGTTTCCTAAGGAGGCAAGTTCTTCACATAGATGGCTTCCTATGAAACCTGCACCACCTGTTACTACGAATGTCTTCATACTAGTAATCCGTTTACGTTAATATTTGAATTTGGAGTAGTAAACTTAATTTCTGTCAATTTATGGTCTTCGAACCATCTCAACATCTCTCCATCAGTATAAGAGAAATTGTATTCAGGGTTTAGAGCATCGTACCACCCATGTACATTCTTTTTACCAAGTTTCTTACACATAGCAATCTTCTGCTTTTCACTTAGGGTGGGGAAAATCTTGCGATATTCTTCGTACTTGTCTTGGTGACTCCTTCTGTAAACCATTATATGAATAATCCCTCCTGGTTTCAAAAGACTAACTAATCTATCAAATCCCTTCTTGGGATTGGGGGTATGATGTAATACTCCCCAGGACAATATAAAATCGTATTCACCTTCTGCTTCAAATACGCTGAGAACCTTTGCTTTAGGGTTAATCAATTGGCACTTCTTAATGGCTTCTTCGCTTACATCAATACTATCCACCTCAGACCCCAACTCCTGCATAGCATAGGTATATCTACCACTTCCGCACCCTGCGTCTAAAACTTTCTTCCCTTTAAAAAAGTCCCTGTTAAGTCCTGTAAATCCTAAAAGCTCTTTCACCCTATCCCCATTCAACTCAATTAACGGGGAGGGAAGATTCTTCCATTGGTAGTCAAATTCTGCTCTCATATTAAAAAATTATTTCGTGATCATGTCTGATTTCTTCTATAAAAGATGCCGCAACCCAGTAAGCCCACCATTCGCTATAATCAATACTCGAAGTAGGTGAAACAGAAACTCTCCTGCCCAGCCAGCTACGAGTGAACTCTGTAATTACTTCAAACATATTCTTAACAACTCGAGTTTCCTTTACTATGGTGTCTTTAGGCATACTCTTCAGAGGTTCAGGGAGCATATCATAAGTCATCTCTAAACTGGTCTTATACCTTGCCCTGAACCTAATAAACTCTTCATCCAGGAATGGCATACGGAAATCCCCTGAAATCTTAAAATTATTCAAAGCAAGGTTCTCCGTAAATCTCCAGTAATTCTCAATACTCTTATATCTCCACAACCGCTTTGTCACCTCATTCTGTCCCTGCCCAAAGAATATCACACAATCCTCAGGAATCTTCCCCTGTTTCTTCAACTCTTCATATGGCTGGTATAAGTAACTGAACGGATATCCCACTGGAGCTTTAAAGTTATTTAAAGTCTTCTTTAGATCTAATTCTTGTATTGGAGAATGGCAAATATAGTCTTTCCACCCAAAGTACTTCATTACTGCCTTAAACTTCTCGACCTCACCTCCTACCTCTACAAAAACAGCCTCCTTGCCAAGATCCCTAATTATCATTGACAACACCCTAGAATCATAACCTGAAGAATGAGATATTACTTGGGTCTTTGAATCGTCCCACATTCTTGCTACTGTTTCCAGTAACTTACCATAAATAAGTTTAGAGTGATTTGAATCGCTTATGTACCATGACTCCCACCCTTGAGGAACTGGATTTACTACTGGGAGGAGCTCCTTAAATATAGTAGAAGACTGATCTCCTCGCCATACCTTCTTATTCATCTGGAAAGTCAATCTCTCAGGGAGAACATCTATAAATGCCCCTTCTCCTACAGAACTTCTATATGTTAGTTCCCTATACATTGGATTAGGTATTGATTTAATCTATTTGCTACAGCCCTATAACTAAAATATTTATCACAATGCTCTTTTGATTCTTTTGATACTTTACCCAAATCAGTAATCCCAATTAGAATATCTCTTAGGCAGTGATACACGTCATCACTGTCCTTAACATTGAATACGCATTCCCCATAAGGAAATCCTGCTTGGTTAATAGATTCATCTGAAATCCAACACATCACAGGTATCCCCATTGCCAAGGCTTCCACCCCTGAATTACCAAAACACCCATACTCGGCTATGTTCTCAAAACAAATACTGGCAGTGGACTTCAGCCTTAGATTCTCTTGGTAGGTAAGATCTTTAGCTATCACTAAATCCACCTCATACCCCTCATTCCTTAATCTTTCAATGGCTGGGAATAGGTGCGCTCTTGCCCCTTTACGATCTATGGCTGCCTTTGGGCTATCATAGGCATAAACCCTCAATGGATTCGACATCTTCCAGGTGTAATCCATATGTTCTGAGTCAATAGTGAACCCAAGATGCTTACAGTTTATCTCAGGGTATGCCATCTCTGGTGAAATAGAAAGGAACATATCTGTCCTGTATTCTGAAAATCCAAACCACTGGAATGTGTTTGTATTGTTTCCTTTAGTCAGTCTACGAAAACCTCCTCCGCCTGCTAACTGAATCCTCTTTGCTTGGGGCATTCTAATACCTAATCTATGTTTCTTAGTCTTCATTCTTACATTTCTACTACTCTTCTCGACAATCATCATACTGCCATTTGCATCAGTGATTAGAAGTTCATCTCCCTTATAAATAATCACATCGGCTTCTTGGATTGCTAACACGTCTCCTGCAGTTAGTGGCTGCTTCTTCCTTACTGGGGGATAGGTAAGTGACTTGTCAAATATACAAACATAACTGCATTCATGATCAGTGTATCGAGCAAGGGCTTCCATAATACGCTTTCCGCTGTCAGCGTAATCATACAGGCTTATCATTGTTACTCGCATAGCTCCTGGTATATTTTTAGCAGTCTTTGCCCTATTCCTCCGTGTACTTCTCGTGCATACTCAAATGTTTCTCTGGAAAGTTTCTCTAGCCTGTCCCAATTCAGCCACTTCTCTATCTCTAAGGCAATCATCTGGGGGCTGCGGTCAAATGGTTTAATAACAGGAGTAGCGTATGGATAGCAATTCTCATCCCAATTCATTGTGGGGATTCCCTGTGCCATAGCCTCAACTGCAGCATTCCCATAAACAGGCAATATCATCTGGTCAATATAGATAGATGCATCAGCCTTTAAACGGAGCATCTCTTGATACTTCACCCCTGTTACTAGGGTTATCTTCACATCATCCCTATTAAGCAGTGAAAGGGCTTCTAGAATTACTTCTGTGCCCTTTCTCTTCTTGTTAGATGGAACATGAACTATATGGAACTTTTCCTGCCGCCTCCACTTATACTCAAAATCAGGGTAGGCAAATTCTAGTAATCGGATACCCTTAGTGTAACATAGTTCTGGGGTGAATGCCGTAAAAATATCAGCCTTGTAATCCTTTATAGGGTGCTTAGCAAGACTTACAACCTGCTCCCTACCCCTCCTAAACCTTGATCCAGTAAAGGTCTGAACCCGCTTCTTACCTGAAATATCAAATCCGTGCCAAAATTCATTATACAGATAGTCTCCCTTTATATGAATGATATCACTTCTCTCAATTCGACTCCTCACCCATTCAATCCCTGTTCCCTTTATGGTTTTAGAATCAGGAATACCAAACTTCTTATTGGTTTTCCCCCTCCTCATTCCAATTGACTCTATATCTACACCCAAAACAGCAACAGATTCTGCTAATCGTCTAGCAGAACCTGCGCAATCATGATGGGATAGAATAGTTACAACCATTGGCTAGGAGGCATCTGAATCATCCCCTTCTTCAACTTCTGCAAGGGTGATCGTCTTACTCTGGTCAGCAAACATATCTACAGAGAACTCCTGACTTTCAAATAACCTATCGTCATCGTCGTCGTCATCGTCGCCATCATCCTGTTGCTGCTCAATGGTAATGGTTTTAATCCCTGTGGTTGAGAATCCAATTTCAACCTGCCCATTCTCGTCGGTGGTCATCTCAGAATCGTCGTCCTCTAATTCATCGTCTGTAGAAACCAAAACCCCTTCAACTGGAGTTCCATCAATATCTACAACAGTTAATGTCAAGGTAGGTTCGATGTCTACCAAAACCTGGACATCAGACCCTGTTTCATAGGCAAACAGGCCAAGGCTGTTATCCTGTGCAAATTTCTTTAACTCACCTAGGGTATACAGCTCTCGCTTAAAGTTAATCCCTAGAATAATCTCTGCATCATCCAGTCCCCTTATTTCGTGGATGGTGGTAATACCATCGTTGTTCCCAATAAGGTCAACTAGGTAATGAACCTCTACTGTCTTATCTGCACTACGTAATACTAAATCTTTCATAATCGTACCTATTTCTTATCATACAAATCTTGCTTTTTCATAAGGTAAAGATATTAAATTTTTATTTTCTCTAAAGGTAATATCTCTTAATTTTTGGATATACCCCTTATCCTCAGCATACCCAACCCCCTTTAAGAACTCATAATAACACCCATCCAGCCGATGCATATAGTACTCATACCACAACACATAATCATCAACGCTATCAGTCCAATGAGAATAATATGCATGCCCCTGTTCAGACCCCAAAGACTTTGTTGGCCTAATAACTGGATGCCTCATCCCAAAAAGGTTATTCCCCTTCAAAAATATGGCAGAGGTATAGCTACCTGTTTCCAACCTTGCCTGGCTGATAACAATGTCCTTAAAGGGAATATCCTGTTGCTCCAGATACCATATGAACTCTTCTTCCGTAAAGGGAAGAAACCTTACCAGTATCATCCTAGATCTATACTCAGCGAATCCTTTCTCTACTTCAGGGGCATATACTCCCTGTAATTGCACTACACAAAGAACAATTGATATTACCCATTTTCTCATCGCTTTCTTTTTAGTTAAACAAAAACCCCCTAATCTTGCGAAGAGGGGGCTGATGAATCGCTGCAACCTAGGCAGCAAGTTTCATCTCTTGATTATTTGTGCCGTTTACTGGCTTACCTTCGCCCTCCATACCCCTTACTGATATGCTGTCAAATTCCAAAATAGCCCCATGAAAGAGGGATTTCTCCCTCGCACGTACTAAAGCGACGTGTTAGCTAGCGAAAACTAGTGGAGCTAAGGGGATTCGAACCCCTGTCCAACATACTTTATTGAATACTTCAATGAACAAAAGTGCAGTTTGTGTGGGATTCGAACCCCTACTTCAGCCTGACAAGCTGATATGTTACCAATTACACTACACAAACTGTGAAGAATAGGGAGAGTTGTAAATCGAAAAATCATTAATAGTGAAAATCGCCTCTCCCTATATGGTAAGAATCTATTCTGTTATCCTTAAACCTTGGAAAACTCAGTAATTGTCCATCGATTAATCTGGCCAAACCCATACCAAACCCTCATTTGCCTATTATTAGTAATTTTCTCTTGGCTTTCTAGGAGACCGGAATGTAAATTATCATTCTCTCCTTCTGCGATTAAATTATAATATAATACCCCTTCGGTCTGGTTAGCTAAGAAGGGGAGCAGTTTATACTCACCAATCTCTACTGTGGCCACCTGACCATATCCTGCCTGGAAGATATAGAAGTCCAAATCCAGTATCACCATCGTCTCCCCGATAGTTACCCCTTCTGAGCAATCGTTAATTACAAATTCGCTCAAGCCTACATCCAGATAGGCAGGGACTGTTTTGGCTTCAATACCTACTCCAATGAACAGGAGTGCGAAAAGAAAGAACACGAATCTTTTCATAAATACTAAAGTGTTTGTTTTGCCCTCACTTTCTTAACTGTAATCCTATGTGGCAGAAGGCTTCTCCGACTCTTAAAATAGATTTTAAAAATAAAAACTTTTTATTTCTTCAGCCCATGGACAGACTCACTGTCCCTTATTCCACGTGCTCCGTTAGGGGATGGGCTTTATTTTTATTCTATAAAACTCTTTACAAGACATACAGGTAATGTCACTAAACCCATTCTCCCCATCCTTAATCTCAATCATCAATCTTTCTCCGCATCTAGGGCATTTTGTAAATACTTGTGCCATGATTACTTTTGTTTTTAAGTTAAAAGAAAGGTTGCAGTTTCGACCGATAATCTTGGGGTTCATTTCTTCCTCAATCGGAACAAGTTTATTCATCTTATTCTGTTTCGCTCTACTCTAGGAAACTCCGTGTCAAACATTTTCTGTTTGTAAACCTCATTTTACTGGGTTCAACTTATTCAATAAGATATAGTCGCATTACTATACAGTCCGCCATTGTTTTAGTTTATCTACGTTATATGGTATATTGATTATGGTATGCCTACCAACGTTGTTCATACAATATATTTGCCCACATAACGTCTTTAATTGAACAGTTATACCGTTCATATTAGTGCTCCAACTAACAAAAGCCCGTTATAAATCTTGCATTCCTCCATAACAAGGGAGGCTTACACCCTCATCTAATTTCTTAGAGCCGTTAATGGACTTTTTAGAAGTTAACCATCATTACTTACATAACTCGTTATGGACGCATAATGCTGCAACGAGCGGAGTAGAATTATATGCTGCGAACTGCAACCTCTCAATATTTTAAAGAACTATTTGCCCGTAATGCCGATAGCACAGCTGTTATGTTTACTTTGTGTATTCTTTGTGGTACTTAGCCTTAACAAAATCTCCCTTTTCAATCATTTCAAGAACCATCTTCTCTACACTCTTTACAAATCGAGTCTTCCCAGTTACCATGTTGTAAATCCCATTATGGAAGATAAATGGAGTCCCATCTGAAAAGAAATTTACTGTAACTCCATAAGTTATACAGCTATGACAATCCTTTTCTCCTCTTACTTTGGTTCTTAAATTAAGAACATAGACCTCTTGTTGTTCCTGAAGTAGTTGAAGATTAATGGTTTCGACTAATTTTAGTTCTGCTTTCATGACCTTTGTTTTTAGGTGAGTGTTGTTTTTAATTATGATATAAATATAATAACTATATTTTAATTAACCAAATGTTTTATGAATTATTTTTGTTTACACCCATAATTTATATTGATTTTAAATAAGAAGACAAAAGGGGTTGAGGATCCGACCCTCTTCATCCCTACAGAACTACAGCATCTCTAGAATCCGCTGCCACTGCCTCCTGAATCCCTCTTGTCATTTCTTAATTACTCGATAGGTCACAGGAAATACTCCTTCCACCTTTTCCAATCTCTCTGTCTTAGGATTAAATCCAGTACTTAGACTCTTTGCCTTTCTGGCTCTTCGAGTATTACTGGAACCTCTTGCCCAATTCTCAATGTTCTTAATGGGTTTCTTTGCCATGTCTTCTCTGTATTTCTTCCTCGATTAAACGGAGTTCATCCCTTAGTTTAGAGGGGAGTGAGTATTCATGATCTCCATACAGTTTAACCCCTCTTCTTAAATTCTTCTGTTTTTCCAGTAAGTCCTCTGCTGACATCCTTCTTAGGGTGAGGAGGGTTTCCTGTAACCTTTGGTTCCTGTCTTCTACATTCTTTAGTCCCATACTCTTATCAGTTTAATTCTGGTACCTGTAACGCATAGTCACTACCTATTAGCAATGTTTCTCTCATGTATATTAAGTTTCTGACTGGATCATACCTGAACTGGAATGACCTGCCTTGTACTGCAGCCTTCTTAATAATCTCAAACACATAGGCTTCGTAATTCACCCCACCAACTGTATAAACATCCAACTCTGCATTGTACTGGATGTCCCTTGGACTGGAGTCCTCTATCTCTAGAAGTCTCCTTAGGTAACGCACTAGTCGTCTTCGCATACTCCTCCTGTTCTTGTGGTTAACTCTGCATTCTCTCTAGCCCTGTTTACCAGTTCCAACAGGCTCTTCCTTCCCAGATTCCCCTTGATAGAAGGCTTGTCCTCCTCTATAACCTCGGCATCCGTTACTCCGTTGTCGTGTTTCTGCTTAATCTCGTCCCAGTTGTAGATCAGGTCTCTCACGTCAAGTCCCTCCTGGGGGCTTACTCCGTCCTCTCCGTACCCTGACATCCTAGAGTAATAGGACTTGTTCAGTTTGTGCATTACGTTGGCAGGGTTTAGTCCTGCCTTGGCTGCTACCAACCCCACAATCATTGAGTTTAGAGGGATCTGGGCTAAACTGGAGCGCAGAGACTGATTAGCCTGTACCGTAAGATCTATGTCGATTTTACCTGTTACATCCAGTATTAGCCTTTCCCCCTCCACCTCCTTCTTGATGTCGGTGAGGACTGCCCGTATCTCCCTGGATTTCTCAACCGTTGGGGCATCCTTGAACCTTTTGAACCACAGGTGGAACAGGTAGGATAGCTTATCTAATCTTGATCTCTTTTTGGTTAGGGGGATGTCGTCGGTCATATGGCTCTCATACTCCATACGCATCCGCTCTATCTTCTCGTAGTTTCGCTGGTAGAAGTTCTTCAACTGAGTCATGGACACAGGGGTTCCCATCTGGTCTCGCATAATGCCATATACCTCCTCCAGGGAGTGCAGTGCCCCAAACAGTTGCAGTATTTCTGTCTTCCTGAAGTTGAAGGGTGAGTTCTTCCCCGCTACAGGACTCCACCTCTTCATCAGGTATCCTCGCTTAGTTTGCAGGGATTTCCACAACTTCTGTTTCTTTTCCCACTGTTCCCATTCCTTCTTGGGCAAGTGTTCTATGTGCTTGCGAATGTTGTATATACTTCCATAGAGGTCTATCCGCTTCTCCTCTCCATTTTCCATAGGGACAAGAAGGTAGCGTTCTGGATTCTCTGTAAGATACTTATTGACCTTCCACCAGTCCAGATACTCATACTTTGACTCCACTCCAGGAGGGATAACTACCCCCTCTGTTGGAATTTCCTCAATAAACTTAGGGAGTTGAATCTTAGCCATGCTATGTTTTTACGGTAAAATTATAAACTTTTTAGTACACATGTAACTGGATAGTTAGATTACTGGAACTAAGTCTTCTTGTTTTGATTGAACCATTCTATTGAATTGTTCCAGTGAGATCTCTGTATACCCAACTTCAACCCACTTCTCAATAAAGGGAAGTTTGGTTCCTGGTACTCTAAAATCTAATGCCTTCATACTTTTCAAATATTAATTGCTAAAACTTTTTCTTTCCCTCTCCAGCCTATCTTGGTACTGGGAATACTTAATCTCCTCCATCTTTTTATCCATAATCTCATATGCCTCTCCGGTTCGGTATCCACATATGGGACAAACCAACCAGTTGGAGTTCTTACCCAGCCTCTTTCGATCCTTAACCAGTTTCTCTACACAATTTGGGCAAATGGTCATTTCAGTATCGCTTTACTTCCTTTTTCAGGTTCTCTTTCGAGGACATTCTTAATCATCCCCCAGCTCTGCATTATGTCTCTATCCAGTGAAATGATCTTAGGATGAGAACCAAGGGTTCTTGCTACCAATCTCAAGGTGTCTTCAATCTGCTTGGCTTGGGATTTGTATATTTTAAGTTTTTTCCATTCTCTATAATTTCTTTGAAAGACCTATTCCGCTTCTTTTCCACTATTCTGTAAATGGTTCTCTCCTGGAATGTAGTTAGTTCTCCTTTCTCGATCTTCTCCTTAATTACTTTGTAACAATCATACTGGGCTTTCTGTTTAGCCCTGCGTTCTTTTCCTGTTAATTTTTCCATGGTTTCAAATATTAGTATTCAAACTTATCTCCGCATCCGCAATCACAGTCTTTTGAAGATTTGGTTTTTGGAATTATTGAAACTTCTTTCAATTTAATCTCCTTAATGAGATTACCATCTCTCTTTAAAACATCAAACCCTATTCCAACACCTTCCTGGGATATACAAGGACATTTATTAAACTCCTTAATTGCATTCTTACAGTGGTTCTTATCCAGTAAATCCAATAGTCCTGCCAGTAATTTCCCCATAAATGACAAAGTCTTGTCTCTCTGGTTCTTCCCTAGCACTGAAGATATGGTCTCTCCTTCTCTCCCAAACTTATAGCCATTAGGCTTTCGCATGGTGGTATTCCATAGGGCTCGCATGCTTCGGTTCCCGTGGATGTCAATGGAGATTGCCTCATCCAAAAAGTAACCACTAAGGTTCTTTAGGAACGACCGTTTCTTTCGGTGTAGCCAAAGAACAAACGGAATGTTGACTACAGTCAATGGCACATACAGTGCAACTGCAACTAAGAACAGTAAAAATCCAAGCAATGTTTTCATAGTAACTGATTGTTAGGTGAATATATAAAATTTATATTTATTTTAAATAGGAGTCTGCACCTTATTCAACAAATCTGACGATACGTGGGTATAAATCTCAGTGGTTTTGGTGCTACTGTGTCCTGCTATTTTCTGTATTATTCTCAAGTCAACGCCTGACTCCAGCATAGCAGTAAAGCAGGAATGCCTTAACATATGAAAGTGGTAATCCCTGCCCAAATACTTCTTCACAATCTCATTACAGCTGCCTGCAGAATACTGTAAACTAAACTGCCCATTGAACAGGTATTCTTTAGGTCTGTATTCTCGGTAATATTCTCTCAGAAGTTCTAAAACATTTTGTGATAATGGGACAATACGATCTTTCCTGCCTTTGGCTTGATTTACGGCAATCAACATACGTTTGGAGTCAATATCCTTGATCTTTAGGTTGACCACCTCAGATACTCTTAAACCTACCGAATAGGCAATGGTAAGTATGGCTTTGTGCTTTAGGTTCTGAATTTTTGCCAACCTATCTAAAATGAACTGCTTTTCAATCACTTTAGGAAGCTTCTTTTCACCTCTTGGTCGATCCAAGAATACTTTCTCAATGTATTTAATGTTCAAGATATACTTTGCAAACAGTTTTAAAGCACTATAAACTGTATTCTGTTTTGAGATGGAAGAATATTGGTAATTTAGAAGGTACTCCCTGATTTCCTTTGAAGTAATTTGAATAGCTGGTTTATCAAACCTAAGAATCATCTCCTTAACATAAAACACATACCCAGAAATAGTGTTTTGAGAATAGTTCTTAACTTTAAGAATTTTCTCAAAATTTTCTAAAGTTGATTGACCTTTGATATTCATCTCAAATTAGTTAGATAAACATATTGATATATAATAGTTATAAGCCATTTAAGAAAACTGCCTATAAACATTATTTCGTTCTTCTTTATGTCTTTTATTTTTTTCGGATATTTCGGCATTATGTTTTATTACTCGTTGTATTTCTTCTTCTTCATATCTTTTTACATCCTCAATAGTTTTGAATTTAGAAAGTAAATATTTAGCGTTACTAAAATGGCTTGTCTTAGTTGACATATAACACCATTTATCCAAAATGTCATAATCATAACACTTGATACTTTTCCAAAATATACCGTTTGTACTATATTTCAACACGATATAATCTTCTGAAAACCATGAAGAAGATATTTTAATCCTAAATTTTCCCATTTTGATATTAATTAAAAACGGCTTATAACACAGTGTATAGCAAATAAGCCATTAAAGTTTGTACTAAATTTGATAGTTTTGTGTGTGGCTTACTTGCCATACACTCAACGTTAGCAGCAATATTAAAACTCCTGCACATTAAATAAATACATCGGGATTAATCGAGTGTTAATAAAGTGTTCGCCTAAGCAATCTAATTGCATTATAGTTCTTAATTTGTCATCCATTTCAATTGAATAAACAAAATTTCCGTACTCTTTTGCAATCTCAATATCTTCGGTGAAATAAGTTTCAGATGCCATATACCTATCATTTATTTTCATGGGCGAACCATGAAATAAAATACTGGTGCTAACATCGTGTATAAAACATGGCTGTTTAGTGCCAGTTTGGAAGTTTATATCTCGTTCAGTCATTTACTGTAATTTGATAGGTTATCACTCGTATTCAGCCACGTTTCATACACGCAGCCGTTAGGGGCAAGCATAAAGACACCTGCCCCGATAAGCCTACCCGATAAATCGAACAAGTGCTTTTTTGCTTTGACTTAAAGTGTTGTTATACTTTTTCATTCTGTCAACACATTGCCAAAGTTCATTCATTAATCCGCCAGAATGTTCAGATTTTAACTCTTCTTTTTCGGGTTCTCGAACATCTTTTATAATGTTCACTTTTTCAAAAATAATACTTGAGTTTTCATCCATTAAACTCAATTGGTCTTTTAGTGCATCCAATAATTCCGCAAATTCTGGACGGCTTTCTTTTACACAATCATTCATGTTTTTTAATATTTAAAAATGCCAGCCCCTAACAATGTATATAGCAAATTGGGGGTTGTTTACAAGTTGCTATATTTGTACTGTTAATTTACTTTGTTGTGGCTCGATAGGGTAGCACATTTTAATCCCCAACTTTTCATACCGTCGAACGTTATGCCCCATTAGGTCAGTAGAAAATGCCCAGTTATAAACCTTTCATCATCCGCCTTGGTAGCAATCAACTCTATATTATTAACTATACGGTCTTTTGAAAATCTGTAGTCTGTTTTATCAAGGTGTTTTATTACCTTTTCTTCTGCTTCTGTTGGGTGTTCTGCTGTAACCCACCAATCACCAATTCTGTTTGTTACTTTGTATAATTTCATTGTATTTTAAATTAACGGGGCATAACACACAATAAAAAATATATGGGTGTTTGTGCCAATTGTGCAGTTGTACCTTTAATTAAGTTCAATGTATGTTGATAGGTTACTGCTTTTTAATCCCATACATTTCTTATTGTCAAACGTTAGCACCAATACTACGATAGTGCTTCAAATCTAATTCTGTGACTAACAAAATCACCATCACCACTTGCGTGTAATGCCCATTTTTGTCCTTTACCATCAAGTACTTCTGCATAACTACCATCATCTTCTGAGAAAACAGCATCTTCATCAAACACTTCGTAAAAATGTTCATTTGAAAACCAATCCATCGTATCTGCATTTGTTGCAAGTGGTTCTTTTGTTGTAAATCTAAAATCTTCCATAATAATCCGTACTAGTGCTAGCAGCGTGTATAAGAAACGGCACATAACAGCATATTGCCATGTATTCTTGTTTTGTCATATATTCTTGTTTTGTCATAATAATTGTATTGATGCATGTTTTGTGGATATATAAGTAAGTTAGCGGTAATACTACATTTCGTCTCCGAATGAAGTTCCTGCTTGTAAATCTTTTTCTTTTCTTTTTTCTTCCACCCTCTTTTTAGCCGAATTAAAAATTTCTTCATCAATTTCTATCCCTATAAATTCACGTTCTAATTCCATACACGCTAATCCCGTTGAAAAACTACCGCCAAAACAATCTAAAACAATACTACCTTTATTTGAATGTATTTCGATTAATCTTTTTAATAATTTAATAGGTTTTTCAGTTGGGTGTATTCTTGCTTTTGAACTAGGCGCTGGGTAGTTAAAGGTTTTTAATTGATTTGCATATCCTGTGTTGTTGTATATAGCGTTTTTACCTCTTACATAAATCATAAATTCTAAATCAGAAATATATTTACCATTACCAAATGGGACAGGATTTGATTTTTGCCACACCAATAAAGTAACTGAATGCTTTTTTTGTTCCCAATAATTCATAATTTTAGAAACTTGCTTGTTTGAACAAAAACAAATCATATTCATAGTTTTACTTACTCTTTCAATTTCAGTAAATACTTTTTCCATTTCAAAACCATTGCTTATAAAATCAATATGCAAATCCTTTACTAATTTTCGTTGTGCAAAATCAGTCTTTCCACCACCGTGATTATCCAATTCATAAGGTGGGTCGATACATACAAAATCAACAATTTTGTTGGGTATCATTTTTAATTGTTCTAATGCTTCTCCGTTTATTAAAATTGGTTCTATTTTCATTTTCGGTATTTAAAATAACGTGCTACAACACAGTATATATGCTATACGCCTGATTAAGTGCTGTACTTTAATTTTACTTTTTGGATGGGCGTACAGCACATATACCCATTCCGTTAGCCGCAAGCTTACGTAATATCACTATAAATAGGAATGAAGGATTCAGGTGTGAAATTTCTCATTTCCTTATTATCTATTGAAAATACTTTATCTCTATGCCACCAATATCCAGTTGATACGTGATTTTTATCAATACCGTCAGTTCCAAATTCTTTAAACTTTATCAAACATCTAAATGAGAAATATTCAGGTAATTCTTCCAATGAAAACCAGCCAGCAGCTAACATTGTATATACGTCAGTTGCGGTCTTTTTCTTATTTGATACTTTTGTCATCTTATTAATTTTTAGTTTTAAATTGATATGTTCGTGCTTCTGATCGCACTAAACATACACCCAACCGTTAGCAAACATTATTTTGCCTGCATACATATCAACTCATTACCTATTTTGTCCTTGTGCCATTTGCTATATCTACATCCATTTCTAAAACATATATCCATTCTTTTATCGCCTGACCAACCAAAACCTCTTCTCATTTTGTGAAGCCCAAGACGACAAAATAACGATTTGCTAACACCAAATAAACGCAATTTAAGTGTGCGTATATTATGAAGTGTAGCCCATGTCGATGCTTTTATGTTTTCTATTAAGTTTTCCATATTAAACTGCGTTTATAAAATCTATTTTGTTTCGTGCCATTATTCAAATTTTAGTGTTATTAATTAAGAATAGTTAAATATAATAACTATATTTAGTAAAACAAAATAAAAGGCAAGAAATTTAATATTCCTGCCCTTATTTATATTTACTTTAGATAAGAATTCAAACTACCCACACATAGAATTACCACACTCATCACATCGTAAACAGCCCTCCTCATAATTCTTCATCTCTGCTCCGCACTTATCACAAATGACCCCTTTAGGAATATGTTCAAAGTATTTCTTCAAAACTCTTGAAATTGCCTTATCAAAACTAGAAATACTGGCATACTTCTCAATCTGATCAACAATATGCCTAGGATGAACTCTATGCCTTAGCATTAGAGAATACTTACGAGTATCAGTTCTGTCATCATCCCGCATAAAATCAGTTATATTCTCTAACACAAATTTAGGAGACACAAAGGAGTACACCTTACTCTTCCTTCTGACTATTTTCCCTTCCCTTATCGCTTCGGGGATGTTATTCTTAATAGCAAATACCTCAAAAGGGTTACCATCCTTCAGCCCAATGAGTACCACCCATTCCTCCTTTAGGGCTGTTAAATGATGAACTTTACACGGGAGCACTTCAGGTCTCTCTTCTCCATCACTGTAAGAAAACAGCTTATCTCCACCCCCTTTAACCAAAACACCATCCCTGCAACCGTCCCTATAAACTGTCACTCCTTTACACCCAGACACCCAAGCCTGTAAATACATTTCATTCACTTGGGCTACCGTGGTTTCCTTAGGGCAATTTATAGTAACACTGATAGAATGGTCTACCCATTCCTGAATTTGCCCTTGCATTTTAACCTTTTCAATAAAATCAACATCATTGGAGGTGGCTTCAAAATAAGGAGACTTCCTATACACTTCCTCCAATTTCTCTTTAGATAAATTTTCAATTTCTGGATGGAAGTCGGTATCAAACCAATTAGGATCCAGTTTATACCAATTCATATCAAACCACTTCACAAAATTGTGGTGAAATACTCGATACTCCTCCCAGTTGTCCCCTGACTTATCTGTGAACACAACACTGTCCCCTGAATCCACCTTTCTTCTTCTAGTATAGAATGGCTGGAAACATGGCTCTATGCCTGAGGAGGTCTGAGTCATTATAGATACAGAACCTGTGGGAGCAATAGTAAGATTAGCGATATTCCTCCTACCGTATTTCTCGTATTCCCAAACTATAGGATTCTCCTGCCCTTTTTCAGGACTCCAATTTTCATCAAACGTAAATGCATCCAGAACCCTGTTAATAAATGGATTCTTACCTTCTTTCTCCAAATTCCAATCGGGGAAATGCCCCCTCTCCTTAGCCATGATTATAGAAGATTCATAACTCGCCTTAGCCAGCATCTTATGAACTTTAACTGAAAATTCAACACCCTCTTGAGATCCATACCTTAACCCAAGTGCAGCTAACATATCTCCCTCACCTGTTATCCCTAAGCCAGTTCTCCTGCCCCGAATTGCCTTCTCCTTTATACGTAACCAAAGGTTCAACTCAACCAAACGGAATTCATAAGGCTCTGGGTCATTATGAATTTTCTTAATAATGGTATCCAGTTTCTCAATTTCTAAATCAACCAGATTGTCCATTAACCTCTGTGACATTATTGAATGATAATAGAACAAATCAAAATCAAAATAAGCCTTTGAAGTAAATGGGTCTTTCACATATGAAAACAAATTCATACACCCTAAGCGGCAGCTATCCCCATCAGGCAGAGGTAATTCACCGCATGGATTGCAACTGGACTCTTTCCACTCTGCCCCATAAGATCCTGCTGGACTCTCAATTAAAATCTTATCCCAAAACAGAATTCCAGGTTCAGCAGATTTCCAAGCATTCTGGATAATCTTTCCCCACAACCTCTTTGCCTTTACCTTCTTTACATAACAACCTTTTATTACTTCAACCAACTCTCCTTCCCTATACATATCGCTATTCACAATAGAATCCCAAGACTTATCATCCAAGGGGAAATCTATTGGAAATCTTTGAACAAAAACATCATCCCTTTTTACTGCCTCCATGAATTCATTAGACACCTTAACAGAAATATTAGCCCCTGTCACTTTGCCATCCTGTAATTTAGCGTCTATGAAACGTTCTGCATCGGGGTGCTCAATTGCTATAGACAACATCAAAGCCCCTCTCCTGCCCCCCTGAGCCACCTCTCTGGTGGTTGCTGAGTACCTCTCCATAAAAGTAGTTGCCCCTGTGGAATAATTAGAAGAGTTACTTGTTTTTGTTCCGTGGGGTCTTAAATGTGATAGGTCATGCCCTACCCCGCCCCTGCGTTTCATCAGATGAACTTGTTCTTCATCTGTGCGCATTATTGAACCATAAGAATCATGAGAGTTGTGGCCTCCTATAACATAACAATTTGACAGGGTTGTCACTTGAAAATCATTCCCTATACCTGCCATGGGACTCCCCCCCAAAATAAAATACCTAAACCCTTTCAACAGATCAAAAATTTCCCTCAATTGCATTGGGTTTGGATGCCTGTTCTCAATCCTAAACAATTCACTAGCCAATCGCCAATGCATATCCTCTGGAGTCTTCTCTAGGTAATCGCCTTCCTTATTTCTTAGGCAGTACTTATCTACCCAAACAGATGCTGCCAAGGAATCTCCGTTAAAATAATCCAAAGAACTCTGTAAAACTTCCTCTCTTGTCATTTCAAATTACTGTTTTATAATCACCAAAACTTTCGTATCACTTCCTATCCTTATTGGAATATGTCTCATTTCCATACATCCTACAACCTTCCTCCTTACCTGCAAGAAACATTCTTGAAAGGCTTCCGGGGGGATTGTCACTGAAAAGGGAGTGAACTTCAAACCTTGATTCTGAATAGATTCTATATGCTCCACAATCTTACTGACAGGTGGGATAAATCTCTCCACCTTCAATCCAGAAACATTCACCATTACAGATCTCCCGCTCTTAGTAGGCATGTCTGCATAAAACTTCACTTTCTTTGGCATATCTAAAAATAATAAATTTATAATTGCTAAATCTTAATTACTCCACCTAACTCCTTGATCCTAAACTGGTCTACTGGACTCATTTGAACAAAAACTAACTCTCTTTTTGCCCTTGTGACAATTACATACTTCAAACATTCCTCCTGATTCAATTCTATAGGAGTTTCCGCATAAGGAGATGGCACCAGTTCTGGGAATAAAAAGAAGACCTTGTCAGCCTCCAATCCCTTAGACTTATGTCCTGTCATCATACTTATCCCCCCTTCCTGATTATCCGAGAACATATTCCCAATAGTCTTCTCCACTATATCCAAATCCTCATCACAGGAAGAGTATAGATACTCCACAATATTAATCTTTTCCATCAAATTCCTAAAGGAGGGATGAGTCTTGGGGTTAGGATGAGTTGGGTATTTTTTCTTTATAGAATCAAGTTTATCTTGTGTTAAGTAGGTAATGGCATCCTGTCGGTTGGGGTAACCCTTTATAACCCCTAATATCTGTTCTAATCCCTGTTGTAAATCTCTTCCTAGTATACTCACCTTCTTGCCCTCCTTAGCTAGGTCAAAGTACACCATAATCAATGGGAGATTATTCCTGCAAATAATAAAATCTCCATCCTCCGCCTCAGATACCTTACCAGTTCTCACAATCCCCTCCTCATTATTCTCAAATGGCTCCATCCCACCAAACACCTTGTTCGCTGCCCTTACAATAGCTTTAGCACATCGATATGATACAGAAAGGGGCAAAACTTGAGTTCTCGGAGCTTTCTCAAACTGTTCAAACACTCCCCTATTTGCCCCAATAAAGGCATAGATTGCCTGATTCTTATCCCCTACGGCAATAAATCTTCCATTGGGTTTACAAAGTCTGTCTATAAGGGCTTTCTGGAGTTTATTCAAATCCTGAACCTCATCAACCATTACTACATCGTACTTAGGGAAATCTTCAGTTTTTACTAAAGTATATGGCAAATAGAGCATATCTGTATAGTCCAACATGAACTCTTTAGAATCCCTGTTCTTATTGTACTTACTGATATGTTTAATAACCACTGGAAGATCCTTAATATGGTCCTGGACAAAATCAATGCCATAGTTTAGGGCTACTTCCTCCAGTTCATTTATAGATTTTAGAAGATTTAACCGATATAGATCATACAGCTGTGAAATTGTCCCTAGATAAGCATTCCGCTTCTTATCTTCAAACATATTTAGATAGGGAAGACATTTTTTGGCCAGAACCCAAGTCTTATACTCGGACACCTTCATTGACCCTATAGTTACATTCTTTCTCAAGGTCTTTAATCCTAAAGAGTGGATAGTTGAAGTTTCCACCCCAGTGGGGACTTTCTTTTCCAATTCTTGCTGTATGCTCTTATTAAACGCTAAGAATATAACCTTTCTCCACTGAGGAGTTCTTCTTAAAAGGTGTATTAGGGTAGTGGTTTTACCACTTCCGGGACAAGCCTGAACAACAATGTTATCATTAGTTTCGTCATAAGCCTTATAAATTACCTTTTGGTACGTTGATGGTTCCATGTCTACTCAAATTTTACGTTATCAATAATTGTCAACTCAAATTTCTGCTTATAGTCTGCTAGCATATCGGCTATGTGATTGCACTTTGTGTTAAAATCCTGTGCCTTACTGTGTCCCTTAATCCAAACCAATTCAATTTTTCTGCCATTCCGATTATGGGTTTCCATAAACTCCCATATAGGGATCCACAGGTCAAGATTCTTTCTCCCATACTCTCCATTACGAATCCAGCGCACCAACCACTTCTGAGTTATAGTCTTAACCACATACTGGTTATCTATGTAAATGGTTGCCTTGGTGAAATTAACTGTATTTAATTCTACTAGGGAATGAAGAAGTCCTAAAATTTCTGTTCTGTCAGAACTTGTATTCTTTACACCTATTGAAATCTTTCTATCCAATAGGGGTATATAAATACCAATCCCACCCTCTCCTATCTTATTATAGCAAGACCCATCTGAATATATTTTTATGTTCTCAAATTTCATTTGTCTTTTATTAGGAGGGAGTTGGAGATTTTCGTCAGAAAATTCTCTTCTTTTCTTTCTATCTTTTGTTATTATCTTTTATTTGTTTCTTTTCTTTATATATATTATGTGTTTTCCAATAATAGTCTAAAGGTTTCCACATAATTCTCTAAAGGTATTCCTATAACTTACTAAAGGTTTTCATAGGATTGAGTGTCATAGAATTTGGTCTCCTGGTCACTACTAAATTCATCCCCCCCTGTTTTAGATTCAAACTTGATAATATTCTCAAATAGGATTTTGTAGTAGAGCCTTGGAGGGATCCCTTTCCTTACAACTTCTAAAAAGTTTAGTTCTTTTAGAATTTGGATATATTTGTCCTGACTATGTTTTGGAATCCTGGTGTTGGATTCTATTGATCTAATTTTTTCGCCTGACAGGACCTCTCTCTCTTTGTCTTCCTTAGTGTGGATTTGTTTATAGAAGAATTCCTGCCCAAACTTTATGAATCCCTTAGCCATAAGCCAGTTGTGGTATTCTATTAGTTCAGCAAGAAAGGCTGAACCCTCTATTCTTAGCCCAGTTTCCATGGCTATGTTCTTCTTTACCATCCAAAAAGAGTCTTTGGATAGGAGACTTTTGTTTATGCCGTAGGTTTTTGATTTTGAATTATTCATTTGCAATATTTTTAAGTAAGATATTTGTTGGAAATTGATTTAATGGTTCAAGTGAAATGTCCCTTGCTTCGGGGAGAAAACATTCTTTTGTTGAAATAGGTCTAAATTCACTTCAAAAATATTTAATTTATTCCTACCTTTTCCCAATAATTTCCAGATTTCTTGAGGGATCCAAATCCCCTCACCTCTATTTTCCATAACTATAAAGTTTTAGTAAATAGAAAATCCCAGCACACGACTGCGACCAACACCTTCAACTGAGGAAAGAAATTGCTCGTGCACTGGGAAATTCAAAATATTTTTCATTACATTGATGTTAGTCGCAGAAGTAAAGATAATTAATTTTTATTTGACCTTAGTCGCCATTCAACACATAGAATACCTGATTTGAAGATCCAGGCTCGGTGCCATAAATATGAAATACTTTTATGTTCTCACACCTATTGCTTGCGAATCTTACCATTAATTGGTTTGGAACTCTATCCCCACCTAAAACTCCAAGTGATCCACGTCTTCCAAAAGGTTCTATTGAGGCAACCTCATAGGATATTTCCTCGCTCCTAATATGGGCTAATATACCTCCTCCAGGAATTTCAATATCCACTTTTACTTCCTTGTTCGGTTTATTGTGAACAGCTGTGATTGTAATGATGTGCCGATCTTTCGTTGGATGGTATATCTTATACACTGTTGTGTAAGTATCCCTGCCTTCCTCGTACTCTCTGGTGTACTTAAATGGATAATACGCATCACTGTTTACAGAATACTGATACCCTGTATACTTGGTTTGAGGATAGGTTGTAATTCCAACCATCAGCATTGCTAAAATAATTAGTGTTGTTTTCATGATATTTTATTTTAAATTGATAAATATTAAATGAACCCTGTTTCCTGTTAGTTCTCCCTATTAGATTTCAATTATCTACCTTGAATCAATACAATATATCAGAAACAAGGTAGATATTGTTAAACAGGAGATAAACTAGGTTTAAACAAGTTTCTCTGAAATGAACTGTTCCAGGGATAAAATCTCAATACTAAGCCCTTTAGCCTTGGCCATTTTAGAAGAGTTGGAGTTCAAATCCTTGACAACCAACATTTGAGTATTCTTACTCACTGAATCACATTCCTGAAACCCCGCCTTGATCATCTTTTGCCTTACTTCAGAACTTGGCCTAACCCCTGTAAAGCAAACCCTTACCCCCTCACTTTGGGTGGATTTAACCTTACTGATATTGATATTCTCAAGAATATATAGAGCCCCGTTACAGTTAACATCTGGCATTCCATTCAAGAAAATATTGGCTGTAATTTCAGACACCCCGTCAATGGAAATTAGGTGATTGTAGAAATTTTCAATCCTAGGATTCAATCTGAGTTTCCCCAGTTCAGGAAAATTATCATCAAACAGAATGAGGTCAGAATCAATAATCTTCTGCAGTGTCTTCTCTCCTATTCTCCCCTTAAAAATATCTAGAGCATGCAGAAACCTTGCTAAGGAGACTCCCTGAGTGTGAACTCTTCGTATTTCTGCCAGAAGTAGTTCTGCTGAGCGTTCAGCAAATCCTTCAAGTTCTAATATATCTGCTTTGGCTAAGAGGTATATGGAGGCAAGTGAGTCTCCCTTTGCCCCTTTGACAATGGATTGAATGGTTTTCTCTCCAACTCCATCTGACCCAAGAGTTTCAAAGTAATGAACAATTTTCTTAATCTTCTTGCCAATGCAGTTGGAGTTTATACATACCTTCTCTACCTGATTATCGTCCCAGTAAACCTGCTCTCCACAGGAGGGGCAATTCTGAAATGCCTTTGAGCCTATATACTCTGATAAATTTTTCTCAGAATAGGAAACTGTCCCAATGTGTTTGGGTATCACATCCCCGCTCCGGATGATTGATATTCTGGCTCCTGGACAAATGTTATTCTCAAGAATATAAGCCATATTGTACCCAGTTACATTTGAAATGGTTACCCCTCCTATTTCTACAGGTTCTATAGCTATCACAGGCTTAATCAGCCCTTGCTTTGAAACTTCTGTTGTGATAGAGATTACTACGGATTCTGCCCCCTGTTGCCATTGAGGAAGTTTAACAGCCTTTGAGTAAACAGGGTTCCCGTTGGTTTCTCTGCCTAATCGGTTCCTATACTCAAAATCATTTACCTCCAACACCAATCCGTCTATGGTAAATTCTTTACTCCAATCCTTGAACAAATTGTTTAAAGTTCCCGTGCAGAGTTTAGAGGCAACTATCTTAACGGATGGGACAGGAACCTTATTGGCTGCATTTAGAACCTTGAGTTCAACGTCCTTGTTCATGGTAATAGGGAAGAGTCCATAGCGAACATATTCCACATCACTTAGGACTTCTGGCTCAGGGGATTTACGATTGAATGCTCCAGCAACTAGGTTCCTAGGATTTGCAAAGGCTTCTGAATACTTAGAAAAGCTGGATTTCTTCATTATTAGTTCCCCTGCAGAAATCTTACCAATTCCAATACTCTCTCCAACAGGAACAAAGGTTACAAATCCATCAACCCTTTGTCCAATCTCTCCATCTCCCCTTAGCCAACTGACAGCTGTCCCCTCGTCCCTACACATTGAAATACCATCATATTTAGGGGTTATGATGATTTCCAGATCCTGAGAATGTACATTAAGGCGATTAGCCATTCGGATTGCCCAAGACTGAATCTCATCTTCGTGCTTTAGCTTATCCAAAGAGAACATGGGGGTGGGGAGAACTTCTTCCCGATCCTTCTGCCCTCTTTCACACACCCGCATGATTTGCTCAATATTATCCTGGGGATAATGGGTCTTATAGGTATAAAGCAGGGCGTCAAACTCTAGGTCGGATAGGATGGGTCGCCCAATACGATACATCATGTTTGCCTTTATCAGAAAGGCTTTCTGTTCTTGTTGTGTTTTCATTGGTTTAAAATTTAAAAGTTAACTGTCTGTGTTTCAAATCTCTTATCTCCTCTTTAATGACTAGCTGCTTTGCTCTTCGGCAGTTAATCATAGCCCGACCTAGAAGCTGTTTGTAAGTGTTGTAAACGCTGATTGAATTAATCTCTTTCACAGTAGCCGAGACTGTATGAACATAAAATTTATGAGATTTTCTTACCTGAGGATATAAGTACTTCACCATAGGAGGTTTGATGTTCAAAGACACTGAAATTTTTAATCCCCCTGGTGTCAGAGTAAAGGAAGCTGCCTTGGCTTCTTCACAAACAAACTTAATCTTATTAAAATTCAACATAACCTAATAGGATATTAAAATTAGCAGGTAAATCCAGATTATAGAACCCGTTGCAGTATTGGGTGGTTACTCTCTCTCTATACCGAATGGTAATATTTTCTGACCTTACTCGGTACAAGATACTTGATATATCAGGATATATTCTCATAATATACTCCAAATCCCCTAATTTATCAAGGATAATTCCTTCAACTGATAGTTCAAGAAATTGAACGTCTTCCAGGGGAGCTTCAAAAATAGATTTATCAAGCCTTTGGCAGATTACAGTTCTTCCACGCTTACCCCTTTTGTCCAAAACTATTTTAACCAGCCTTTTACCATTTGGAGTATGGGTAGTTAGTCTAGCATAAGATCCCATTCTCCTGAAGAGAAATAATTCATTCCCAACCTTGACTACAGGAGAAGGATTCTTTAAAGGGAACACATCTACCTGCCCTGTTCTGTAGTATTTTAGTTTCGACATTTTTGCAGAAATTTAGGGATTGTTACTTCTTCTTCTTCAAAATTGATAGTGTAAGGTCTCTCTTTCTCCTTATGATAGCGAATGGTTATGATCTTCCCTGCCTTCCTGCAGGGAGCAGACTGCCACTTTAAAACAGTAGATTTTACTGTGCCTTTCAATTTTACTGGACTCTCTTCTGCATAGACCACTCCCTGAAAGACTCTTATCTTTAAGAATTTAATGACCACCTTGTCAACAATCCCATTAAATATAAGAGACTCAAGGAACTTCCTGTTCAAATCAATAGAGGTAAAGGTTGTAGTGGTAATGCCTTTCTTGTCTTCAGAAGTTCTAATAAAAACTTCTATATAGCGTCTGTCTGAAAGGGGAACATCCGTCCCTTTGGCATCCCTGCCCCTTCTGAACAGGCCATCACTGCCCTGAATCGCATACCCTATTCCCTTCAAATCAATAATGGGGGTTTGATACTTAACGGGGGAAAGGGTTAAATTTCCAACTTTATTGTTATTCATACGGTTGGGTTAATTAAGGTTAATGAATCGATAAGTTATCTTCCTTGAAGTCACAGACGTGCTTCTAAGGCAAGCAGTAGCTCTTCTTTGAGAAATTTCTACCTGCCTTAATCGAGTAAGCCACCTTATGCTGCATTGGCAAACTAGAGGGTAATCAAAATAAGATGCCCTATCCTGGATAGGCTTACTTCCAAACCATTCTTGTAAAGACTCTTGTGTTGTCATAGTTAAATGGAATTTTATTAATTAAGAATGGTTAAATATAATAACTATATTTAATAAAACAAAATAAAAGGGTAAAATTTTTATTTTTTTACCCTTATTTATATTTACTTTAAATTATGATTTAATCCATATGTACTTAAACTCCCTAGAGAATATGTAGGTTCTGGAAGGTATTTCTTCTAATTTGGTTTGAATCGTTTTCAATTTCTGATTATAGTCAATTGACCCAGAGACAGCATAATTGGCCAGCAGTTGGGTAACGTCCTTCCCCTTAATATCAGTCGAATGTTGGTGCTGGGTGGGATTATATGGGCGAAAGTCATCAGGAATAAAAGTAAACTCCACTCCGTCCTCTCCCATTACCTTTACCAGGGACATTCCCTGCTGTAAGAACAGTTCTAGTAAATCATTGGCAAAAATTTTATTATCCATAGCATTAAAGTTTAGGTAATATTTCAGTTATAAAGAATTCATCAAGTATCTCTATGGGAGTGAGAGTTAAGGCTGGCTTATTATAATCAAGAATATAAACTGCACAATGGGTTACCCCATCAAAGGTAAGCCCCACAAATCCATACCCATCACACCCCTGAAACACTATCCCCTTCCCAAGTTTACCCAGCTCCTCAATTATAGAGAAGCTGGGTTCAAATCCTTTGATCCCATAAGTTTCTATAAACTCTTGGCTAATAGTCTCCATGCTTTAGTTTGCCAGCAAAGTTCCTGTCCAGGTGTTCTTTTCGCTCCCTGTCTGTTTTGGTGATATGTTCCTTAGCCCGTTTCCTTAGGATTCGTTTCTTATTGTCCTCTGAGGAGGAGCTAAACTTTCCAAATGCTGGGACACCGAACCCATCCTTTTCAATCTCCTCTAAATTTACAGAACTACACTTAGGGCACTTTAACTGATTGTCATTCTTATCCCTAAACAGCATAACTCCCTTAGGGAAGGACATTTTGTAATGGGGCTCCATAAAGGTGTGCCCGCAACCTAGACAAATAAAATTATCCATAATAACTTTAAAAAGGGTTAAAGTCCAAATTTTCTCCTGCAGTATTCTGCAATAAGTATTCCGTCAGCATCTTTGTGTTTACAGATAAGTTCAGTGTGCTGGGGGAATAATCTACACCCAATATCCTTAGAAGCCACCTTTAAATCATCTCCCTTAACCCCTTGAGGTAACAGGACTTTTTGCCATTCCTTAGAATCAATATGGTCTAAGGGGAGATTATGAAATTCAACTGCATTCACCAAGGCTTCCATTGCCCTCACTGCTGAGATACTGGCAGTAAACCTCCCAGGATTCTTCATAGGACGCTCAATTAAGACCATGAATCGTTCATCCTGGTACTTAACCACCAGCTGCCCCAAGAATTCCACTACATCCTTAAACTTAACCCGAGTAATATTCTTCTTTGCCTTGGTGTAATCCTGCTGGGTTTTTACTGGGGTTTGTATTAGAATAGTCTCCGCAGGGGTGATAACCCCTATAGTGCCTGTAACTCCGTTGTCAATTCCTATTACTACCATTAATTCTCCGTTATTTGTGAAACATCATTAATCTTACGTACATACAGCATATTGGGAAATATATTGTCAGGTAAGACGTGGGTTGTGAACAGAATGGTGTTGTCGGTCTTAGAAAGTGCCTCTAGCAAGGATTCTGTCCCTAAATCATCAAGCCCCTCGGTTATCTCATCTGAAAATAACAAGTCAATTCCCCCGCTCTCTGAAGAAGCATTCAGCAAAGATCTTATGGCCAAAATAATAGCGTAGTCAATACGAATCCGCTCTCCCTTACTCTGACTTGGATATTCTACTATCTCCCCTTTATCAATAACATATCCAGTAATTTCCTCTCGGATTTCGCCAGACGCCAACAGTTTGTATCCATCAATCTTCAACTGCACATCAACCCCCATCTCTTCTAGGTGGTGATTAGCAAGCCCTTGGATCACCCTTAACTTCTCATTAGCCAGTTCCTGCTTGAACCGTTTCATAATAGTGAGCCACTGAGTTACCTCGGCAATCTCCACATCCTTCTGAGTGCAGGCAGCATTATGGAAATGGATATCTTTTTGGACTTCTTCCAATTGTAACTTTGACTTCTCTAAAAGAGTTGGGTCAAGAGACTCCCCTCTTATTTTCTCCATCTTAGCGTGGAGTTCAGTTATCTCAACATCTATTTCTCTACAGCTTTTCCTGGTTGCCTTAGCCAGTGAAAGGCTCATATTGGCAGCACTTCTAGCTTTGTTCAATTCACTGGTAAGGGTATTAAAATTCTTTAAAACCTCTTGATATTGACTAGAAAGAGCTTTTAAACTAGAGGTGTAAGTTTCTGTAACAATATTACAGGTTTGAAGCATATTGTCACAATCCTTTAAATTAGATTCTTTTTCTAATACCCTCGTTTCAAAATCCTTAACCTTCTTCTCTATTTCCTCCTTCTCCTTCCGAACATCATCAACTGGACGGTTATCTCCATGGAAAAATTCATAAGAACATTTAGGACATATGATCACTCCTAACAACTCCTTCTCAACGCTGGATAATTTTCTGGAAACCTCTTGCAGTTCAAGTTTAATCTTAGCCTTCTCTTTAGCTGCAGTCCCTTTTAGTTCTTCAACTGATTTAGAGGTTGCTTCAGCTTCAACCACATTATCGGGCTTAGGGGCTGATAAGGTTTCTTCTACTTCTGCCAAACTTTTACCTGCCTTCAACCAAGATTGCAATTTAGGATGCACTAATAGTCTTTCTCGCCTAACTTTCTTAAGAATATTGGCTAAGTATTGAGATACTTCAGATTGCTTGGCTTCCTTCCCCCCAATTTCAATGAACACCCTTTCAACCCTTTGAAGTTTCTCCTTTTCAAAGGCTTCTGAATCTTGCCCATCGATACTCTCTTGGATCAATTCAGCCTTTGCCTGCAATTTAGCCAATTCTTTCTCTAAGCCCCCTTTCTCCTCAACCAGCAAATCTATATCCTTTTCAATCTTCGCTTTGGATGAATCAATTAGGTTTGCCCCTGAGAATCGATTAACAAAAGCAACTTTCTTAGTGTTAGAGGACAGGAAGAAGGGAATAAATGATACCTCATTGGGAAAATAAAAGGATGCCATATCCTCTTTCTCAATTCCAAAATACTGCACCAACCAATCATTGCCTGAATCCACTTTCTCAAAAAGGACATCCACTCCGTTCCACTGTATCTTCAAGGTAGTAGAATCCTTTAGGGGGATAGTTCGGGTAATAATTAGGGATTTTTGGGTCTTGGTGTTAAAATACTCTATCTCTAACACAGACATAAGAGAACCCCTCCTAACCAGTTTTCCATTAGTTGTTTTTCTGGAACAAGAGCCTTTATGCAGGAATTCTATGGCTTGTTGGATGGAGGACTTCCCTGAGCCATTAGATCGTTTCCCCTTGTCTGTCAGATTCTGCCCTTTAATGGCTACAGTTTCCCCTTCCTTAAAGAAGTACTCAAACTCTTCAATAGAAAGGAAGTTTCTAATTAACAAACGTTTCGGAATATTCATTACAACCCCAGATTTAATTTCAATTTAGCTTCTATCTCTTTTAAGAGCTCAGGCTCCTTCTTAAACAAGTCTTTCACATTCTCTACCCCCTGACCCAACCTTGTATCCCCGTAGGAATACCAAGACCCCGCCTTTTTGATTATGTTGTTATTAGCAGCCAGTGTAATTATTTCTCCAATTGCATCTATCCCTTCTCCAAACACTATATCAAACTCCGCAACCCTGAAAGGAGCAGACACCTTGTTCTTTTTTATTCTAACACGAGTCTTATTGGCAGTGACCTCGTCCCCATCTTTTATTTGGCCAATTCTGGAGCAATCTAGCCTTTGGGATGCATAAAATTTAAGAGCATTCCCCCCAGTTGTCACCTTGGTATCCCCATACATAACCCCAATATTCTCTCTCATTTGGTTAATGAAAATTACGGTGCACTTGGATTTATTAATGGTATTAACCATCTTTCTCAGGGCTTGGGACATTAATCTTGCCTGAAGCCCCATTTTAGATTCTCCAAACTCCCCCTCCAATTCTGCCCTAGGAATAAGAACTGCAACAGAATCAAATACAATTAAAGAGGTTTCCCCTGATCTTAAGAAATCCTGGGCAATATCAAAAGCCTCTTCTCCGCAAGAGGGCTGGGAGAATAACCACTTCTCCCTGCTGTAATCCAACCCTAGGGACTCTCCATAAAAAGGGTCAAAGGCATTCTCTACATCAATATACAGAACTGCCTTGTCTGGGAATTTCTTTTGATATTCTACTGCAGCATGTATAGCAAGGGTAGTCTTCCCACTGGACTCCATCCCATATATTTCTACAATACGACTCAGTGGGTAACCTCCCCCCAGAGCAATATCCAAGGATATTGAACCGCTTGGGACAAATTCCACATCAGACGCCTTGGTATCTTCAAAAGAAACCACCGTGCCTTTACCAAACTTTTTTTCCAATAAATCAATTGTTTTCTTTAATGCTTCTCCCATTACAGTAAGTATTTAATGCCTTGTTCGTAATTGTGATTGTTGTTCTCGCAAAACACCTTAAACTTATCTTTAATACTATCCTCAGTATGCTTAGAGATATCTTCTTGGGTAATTTCCCCAGATGCCTGAATCTCTTTAATGGCAGTTTTAAGGAAATACCCTTTTCGGGTAAGCATATCCTTAGGTAGAGCTTTGATTATCTCTTCATCCCCAGTAATAGATAACCTGATAAAGTCCTTAGGGTTCAATTCGCTAGATTTTACCTGTTCTATAAACTCTTTCATATTGCCCTTATCCAACTCCACTTCAATAGTAGTGTACCTTTTTGACTTAGAAGGAAGTATATCAAATGAAAGATCATCATACAGAATAGTAAATCCTTTTAGTTCATCTTCTCCAAAATTCCTAGGCTGAATAGAGGGCATATGGATAATTCTGGAATTTATTTCATGGTAATTATGAAAATGCCCCAGCAGCACCAACTTGAACCGTCTGAACATTGTGGGTTTGATAGAGGATTGCATGGTCTTCCCCAAATATTTTGAACCCTCCATCCCCTGATGAGATATCAAAACATCACATTCAGGAACTTCAGCCAACCTATCGACATATATATCAGGTTGATAGTAGGGAAGGAACCCAATTCTAACATCCATAAAGGACATAGTCCTAGGAGATTCAAATAATGTGACTCCAGGATGGTGCTGGAATGCAGTTAAATAGGAAGAATCTCCATTGTAACTAAGTTTATCGTGGTTACCTGGAATAATATAAATCTCAAGATTTTCATCGTTAAGCCGCTGTAGAATTCTAGATAAACAGGTAAGATTAGGCTCTGACTGGGACTTACGAGAATTAAATATATCCCCAGCTATAATTACCCTATGAATATCATACTCTTTGCAATAGCAAATCTTCTGTTCAATTATTTCCTCTACCTCCTGGTAGTCGTCCGCATCTATATGCCAATCGTTGGAAATAAGGGCAAGTGGTGTCCTTGCCCTTTTAACTTCTTTTACTTCCATGGTAGGTTATTTACCTGCGTCCATTTTCTTCTTAAGCATAGCAAGCTGCTCCTGAATATTCACAGTCTTAGGGGCTTCAACCTTTGGCTCTGTTTTAGGGGTCTCAGGAGTGGCTTCTTTCTTCTCTGGTTCAGGTTCTGGAGAAGAACTCTGTGTTTGAGCCTTTAGTCTGTTCTTAAAATCTGCCAACCCTTGGGGAACCACTTTCTTTTCAGGTTCTGGTTCAGGAGTTGGTTCGACAACAAGTTTTTTAAACTCCGGCTTCTTTTCAGGTTCTGGTTCTGGCTCTGTTTTAATTGGTTGCTCCTGCTGGGGTTTTTCTTGAGATTCTAAAGAGTAAGCCCACTCCATCATCTCCTTTACCTCTTCTAAGAAATCTTCATTTTCAAAGATGCTGTAGCCATTCTCGGAGTCAAACCTCTGCAGCCCATCCAAAGCCATTTCAAAATCCCTGAGAGTATAAGAATCCTCACCGTATACCTCTTCAAGAGATTCTTTTTCAGCTAACTTCATAAGCATCTCATCAGTAACCATGGAGGTAGCCAGAAATTCCTGATATTTCTCTGCCATGTCTGCTGGCTTAACTCCTTGGGGATTGAAAGACTTTTTAGTAATAATCCTATCCCACTTATTTTTATCGTTTTTAGTGAGATTTATGGCCATCCATAAGCCCTCTTCTGATGGATCAGAGAACACATCTGTTTCAATTGGCTCCCCCGTATCTTCAGAAATGTTAAGTTTCTCCATCTGCTTAACATCAGATGGGTATAGCTCAATTCTACCAAGGTTGTGGCTCTTGTCCCAAGCATAAAATACATAATTAGTGGAAGAATAGATCCCTGGATTCCATTTTCCTGACTTATCCCTCCAGCCAGTTATTGGGGCTAGTTTCTTAGAACGTTCATCCTTGTCAGCAACTTCATCGTTCACCTTGTTCTTAACATAGGAAATATAAGTTTCCACTATATCCTTCTCTGCTCCACCGTGGATTGTTGCAATGAAAATACGCTTGTTCCTTACTTCGTATTCTCCAGTTTCTTTGTAATTATCATCCAATTTTGGAACACTGCACTTCAACCATGTTGAACGAATAGGTTGGAAAGGGGGGTTCTTTGGATCATGAGGTGGGGCAATCCTAAACAGGTTCACTCCCTCTTCAATAGAATGAAATCCTGGTCTCCCGTCTTGGGAATAGCCCGACTTTTTCTCGGCTTCTTTCCTTGCATCAACTATGGATGCCATTTTCGCTCCCTGGAAGCGATCTCTGTTAAATCCTGACATAATTGTAATTAAATTAAATTAAACATAAAACCATAACGGCTAAACTGGGTACTTTTTATCAAATTTCTTAATTATAAATCCGTTGACTTTACCTTCGATCAAACGATCTTCAAATTCCTCTGGGGTTATCTCCTTTATAAGGTTATTTAGTTTCTTGTCTTTACTGCTTAAAGCCCAGTATAGGGATTCAATGAATGAGAAATCTTTCTGTGCTTTGATTACATTCTTCTTCATAATCTGGAGACCTTCATCAAGCATTACCATTTCCTCTAATCCGCCTTCGGTGATCTTCCTGCTGTCAGAAACAGCTTTTCTACGTTCACTCTTCTTGATTCTTGCCTCCTCAATCTTTGCTAACAGCTCTTTCTCCTTTAGGATTGATTCAGCTTCTGCCCTAATTATCCCAATACGATTCATAAGGGCTGTGCAGGTGACCACTTCTCCGTATATATTAGAGTAGTCAATTTTACAAATCTCATCCACATCAATCTCGTCTTCAAAGCCTTCATATTTCAATGTAACTATTTGCTTATCAAACTGGAAGATGTGCACACCTTTCTCTGCCATGGTAGTAAATTATTTTATTAAAAATATAAACTTTATATTTATTTAAACACCTGAAACTCGGTCTTATCAGTAGTAAACAGTATCAAATCATCCTTATAAGAATCATATTGAACCTTCCCACTTAGGATAATTAATTCCCCTTTCAAATCATACTTCATGTTAGTAAGTTTCCCCCAAGTGTCTGCCCAAATCTTAACATTAAGAATATCGTAATTATTCTCTAATGTGATATCAGCATACTCTCCCTTTTTGCTAGATCTTATAGCCATATCCAAAACATAACCACCAACTGCCCCTTCATCCCCGTCCTCAAGATTCGGGATATCCAGGAACCTCTTACCAAAGAACCCATCAACCCCACTATACATTGAATTGTAATCAAACAGGGCTAATCCGCAAAGACTCTTTTGGGTCTTTAGCCAATCCATACTGGAAAACTTAACAAAGTCACCTTCTAGTGCCGTATCCTTAAAAAATTTACAATGAGACTTCACTAATGAAATCCTATCCATAGGATGGGGAATATTTTCCACAATATCAAATGCTCCGCACAGTATTAGGCTAAGGATGTGAGACTTATTCACTTTACTCCCTGTAATCTTTACCCTAGCAAGGAACTCTTCAAAACTAAAATACTCTCCATTTTTCTCTCTCTCTTCTAACAGCCAACTAGAAGCCACGTCCCCAACCCCTTTAATGGATTTCACTCCCCAGAATATGGAATTACTCTTAACATCAAACGAATACCCAATCTCACTCTTATTGATATCTATACCCTGAAGTTTTATTCCCTCAGTTCGTTGAATTTCACTTATAAAATAGGGTATCTCAGGATCGTCTGCAAAATTAAAAGAAGTCACCCAGAATTCAAGAGGATAATGTACCTTGAACCACTGTCCAGCGTATCCAGTTAAGGTGTATGCAGCTGCGTGGCTCCTGTTAAATAGGTACGTGGAAGCCTTGTCGATAGTGTCCCATACGTCTTCTGCATACTTTTGAGACACCCCAAAATTATCTATATAGTAAGGAATAAACCTTTCTTTGTACTTGGTTAGTTCTTCATATTTCTTTTTCACCATCGCCTTACGAACATCATCAGCTTCTACCATTGTTAATCCCCCTAAGGTTCGGCACAACTGCATGATTTGTTCCTGATAAGTGAAAACTCCATAAGTCTTATTCAGTATAGGCTCCGTACCTACCATATACTCAACTTCCTTTTCTCCCGACCTTCTCTTCACATACTCATTATGGAAATTATTTTCCATTGCTCCAGGGCGATATAGGGAAATAGCAGCAATTAAATCTTCTATATCTACAGGCTTTAGCTGTTTACAGTATTTAGTTAGCCCCTTAGAACCAAAGTGGAACACATCTCCATTCCATCCATTTTGGAAATAATCGAACACCCGAGGATCATCAACTGGAATATTATACACATCAATATCTTCTCCTCGTAATTGCTTTATAAGTTTCAGGATCATCTCAAACTTATCCAACTCCTTAACCCCTAAAATATCCTCCTTCAGGAAACCAGCCGAATCCATCTCATTCCCTTCCCACTCAGTAACATAATCTCCATCCTGTTCCCGTATTGGAACCCACTCAAACATCTCCTTACTATCGGGTAAAATCATCATAGCACAAGCATGAATTGACTTTGCCCTTGGCTGCCCCACAATTAAGGGGATACAATTTACAATTTCTGGATGATTTTTAGTAAAATCCCTTACTCTTTCAGAACTTACTGCAAGTTTCATAAAATCTTCAAAGGTACTTGCTTCATGATCCAACATTCCAGTAATATAGTTAGCATCCTGGAAAGACACATTATTCAATTTGCAAAGATCTTTAAATCCAGCTTTTACCTTCATTGTGGTATAAGTTCCTACTGCGCACACTTGGGTATGACCAAACCGTTCTTCCATATATTTTTTCACCAAGCCCCTCTTCAACATAGGAAAGTCAGTGTCAATGTCAGGAACGGAGACTTTAATCCTTCCTGCATTTAAGAATCTTGAAAACAGTAAATCATACTTAATCGGGTCTATTTGGGTAATTTCTAACAAAAACGCTGTGAGTGATCCCCCTGCCGACCCCCTCGCAATACCTACTAAAATATCGTTTCTTCGGCACCAGCTAATAATATCATGCAGTATTAAGAAGTAATCAACAACTCCCCCATTCACAATTACCTCTAATTCCTCTTGGATCCTCGCAGCATACTCTTCCGTCAAGTTTCCTCCAAGTTTTTTCTCAACCCCTTGCTGAATTAATCCCCAGAGTAATGTGTCCCTGTCCCCATATTTCGCTAATTCCTCTTTTGTTAGTCGATATTCAGGTAAATGCCTGTTCTTGGTCTCAATAACAAATTTAGAATCAGAAATCAATTGAAACAGGTTCTGATAAGCCTTGGTAAATATAGGCTCAGGATCCTTAAAAATGACTGCCAACTCAGCATAGTAATCATCCAAATCCTTTAAATACTGGTTATGGCTCTCGTGTTCAAATGTGCTAGCGATAGAATTTAAGATCTTTTTAGCATGGAAATCCTCTTTGTCAATGTAAAACGAATCCAATATAGCAATCGGTTCCAGGTTTGAATTCACAAACTTGCTTAAATTCAATAAATACTCCTTATCCCGTTCATCTGCCACATATTCGACCGTATCCAACTGATAATACTTTTTACACTCCAAATGTAAATCCAATAAGAAGAAATCTTCATACTTCATTGATTTAGGGTCTAACACCAGCGACAATTCTTCTTCATTGAAAAGCTCAATAAGGGTGTCTTCCCATATAAATCCATGGTTAACCACATTTATTTCCTTATTGATTAGGAGAAGAATTCGCCACCCCTCTTTACTTTTAGGATAAAGTTTAATATCATACTGGAAGTCCTTTCGGCTTCTTACAGTAACTGTCTCACCAATGACGGCATGAATACCTGCTGAAGCACACTCCAGCTGAAATATCAGAGTTCCTGCAAGGGTGTTCTTTTCACATATTCCTAGATGGCTGCACCCCAAGAATCTTGCCTTCTTTGCCCAGTTCTTATACACCCCACTTCCGTTTAGGATTTCATAGCCTCCCCTAACAGCCAGAGGAGGTAATTCTATGCCTGAATTCTTTACTTTCCCCACCCATTTGAATGGATTCAATGTAACCGGGCTTGCATCCCTAGAATAAAAGAAATTACCCCCTAGTTTGAATACATAGTAATCCTTCTCCATGCTCTCTTCAAGTCCGGAAATAGTTAAGGAGAAATCACCAGTTAAAATTACCCCACCTTTAGACTCTACGTAAAGATACTTAACCCCTTCAATAGAGAACAGGTTACTGTCAATCTTTTCAAAATCAAATCTTTGCTCCGCTAAATACTCAAATATTTCCATTAATCCGTGGTTTTGTATTTATTTACAAAATCAACTACAAAATCCCCTACAGATTTTCTCTTCCTGGAATGATACCACAGGTTCATTAGGGAATACACTGCATTATCTATAAGGGTGTCCGCAATATTCTCGATGTTGTTCTCGTCAAATATTTGCCCCGATTCAAATTGAGCATTCACTCGATCCATCTTTCTTTCCAGATTTAGGTGGGCTGACAAAATGCCTCGTTGCTGCCAACTTCCCCCATATGCCTTGTCCTTACCCTGGAATAGGTTACACATAGCATCTGTTACTGCACGCATAAACTCCGCAACCTCTTCTGTTGAGTAATTCTCAACAGGCTTAATCATTTCCTTAGGGATCACCAAATTGTTTTCCATATTATACGGTATAAGTTTCCATGAATTTGTTCACTGATTTGAAATCTTTAGGGATGAGCCTTTCACAATTAGAAATCATATCTAAGATATCTTTCGAACTATTCCCTAGTGCTGCCTCTTCCTTTAGGAAAATCCAAAGATCCAAGTAATCGCAAGCCTTGAAAAGTTTACGTTGCAATTCAGTCATCCTCCCTTTAATATTCTCGTCGGAATACCGTTCTAATTTAGGGTGAATAGCAACTAATTCTCTCTCAATTATTTCCCATGCAAGTTTTGTTTTGTTACTAGCATTCTTAGTGGGTTGCACAATATCTCCGGAAATGCTTTCAAGGAAATCGTGGTTCAATACAAGGTCAAAGACCTGCATGTCGTAAGCCACATCCTCTTTTGAGGCAAACATCCTAAACAGAACTGCAACCATGAACTGGTGCTCTAGGATGTTATAGGGTCGGTGCTTCATAGTGCCTGACATCCTGTCCACACTCTTTAGCCGACGATAGTACCGAATACGCTCTTCCATAACTCAAATTTTACCTTAGTTTACACTCTGCATCCAAAGTCCCCAAAAATTCAGCAACCTTTCCATCTTTCTCACATCGGGCAATATACCCAGCAGGATAGGTTACAGGGTAATAATCAAATTTTCCTGAATACTTTCGGACCTTGACCACTTTATCTCCTGGCTTGAACCCTAAAGCCTTAAAATCAACACTATTTTCCATAGAATAGACGATTTAAGTAGGGATTCTTGAATCTCAAATTGGCTTCTTTATTCCAGTAATTATAGAACACCTTGAACCAATCATCAAACATATCCAATTCAAAATT